AGTGCCCTTGACCAACACATTGGTGAAATAACCGTCCCAATTTTCCGCCGCAATTGCCGGAGTCGCCAGAAGAAGCAACAACGCCACAATTGCACACAATCGCGTAAGCTTTTTCATAGCCATTCTCCTTTCTTTTGATTCCTAAGCAATCGCGTCCTTGATGATGTATGCCACATCTGTGCATACTGCTTTTTCATCAATCGACATTTCCGTTTCAATCCACTGACCGCCGCCGCCTCTTTCCTCATCACGATAACGCCGCACTTTATAACCAATACCAGTTGTCAGCTGATTCCAGCGGAATGTCTTCCAGGCGCTGACGTTATCCAGCGTTACATTAGGATCAATGTAAGCCAGAACCGCATGCTTTCCCCATAACCGGGTATAAGCGGCTGCCTGGCCTTTTTTGGATGAATTGTATTTGGCCTTGCCGATCAGGATGTTTTCTACTTCGAAAACTTCCTTCATGACTTCCATGCTGACTGTGGCGGGATTAGCCGACGTCGCTCCACCCTTGACGTGATCCAGCAACTGGGGATGACGTTTCAGTATGTCATATACTTCTTTGCCGAGAATCAGTGTATTGGGCTCGACAAAACAAGCCGCCCGGGCAGTATCGATTACGCCGACAGGATCGGATCCGGCCGCATCAGACCATTGATCAGCACCTGAAAGAGTTACCTTGTAAGACGAACCATAATTGGCATAAGTAAAAACAAGGCTTGCAACGCGGTTTTCGAATCCTAAAAGCAGCAGATTTGATAAATTCCCCGTTGTCTTTTCCAGCGGATTGACATTGATATCGGAATTGGCGATCATGGAATCGCTCAGGAAGTCGCGCAGGGCTCTATCCTTGCAGCCATAGGTTCCCGTTCCGGTTCCCCAGCTGATTTCGTTGGCCTTATCTTTCGGGCCGCGGATATCTTCGGGCAGTGAAAACTTATCCTCTTTGTTGAAAGTGACATAGGTATCGCTCTTATTATTCACGGGAACGAACGGAGCCACTTGTGACGCGATAAATGCGTCGTTTTTATACTCAACCGCAAAATTACTGAGCGGTCGGTCAATATGCAGATCTGAATGTTCAGGCATTGTTTATACCCTCCTTTCTAATTTATTTTTTTTAATTGTCGGTCGCTGCGCTGATATATGAAGGACCGACAAGCAGCACTTCAATGATATCGCCATCAGCGGAAGATGCTTCCAACGCGATTGCAAAATAGTAACCGTCGTCAGCGGTAACTGCGACGCCCTCATATGCACTGTTGCTGCCCAGTTTTGAGCCGATGGAAATTCCACCGCCGGCAGTTCCGTCAACGATCATCAATGCCGTTCCAAGAACAGCTATCGATCCCTCTGCGCCGGTTGCCGCACCCGGTTCGTTGTTAAGCGGTCCCAATGCGATATCGCCGTTTGAAGAGTCGGCATAATCAACATCGCCGCTGCTGTCGAGTTTCATAGCATAATATTGTTTCGCGCTGAGATCGCGCGCCGTCGGCCTGCTGATGAGTGCTACGGGTTTGGATTGTCCTGTTGTCATGGTGTTTTTATCCTCCTTTCATTGAGGTTATGAATACATTTCTGCGAGTTTCGGATGCGCCGCCTTAGCCTTGGCCAAGGCTTCGCTGTATGAGCATTTCTGCTCTTCCCGGATTGCCTTGGCAAAAGCATCCAGCTTCTCTCCGGCTTCCCGCTGATTCTTCGCCGTTTCACCGTCAGGCGGATCAACTACGTCTTTTCCGGGTGCATTGGGAACTTTCTCCTTGCCGTCGGCCTGATAGTTTTCCAGATGCTTGTTTCTGGTTTCCTTTTCGGCGGCCAATACTCTAACCGCCGCTTCCGGCCCTGTGGTTTTGCCGTCGTCAACCATTTCCTCGATCAATACTTCATGGCCGGCAATCAGCTGAGACCGCACATCTTTGATGCGCTGCCTTTCACCGGATGCGCCGGCAATCAGCCCTTCCGTCCTGCCGGCGACAAAGCTTTCCTTTTGCGCTGCCGCAACAATTTCCTTGTATAAATCCGGATACGCAGTCTGCAATTCCTGCATTGTTAATTTTTCGTTAGGCATTTTCTATGCTCCTTTCTGATTTAATTGCCTGCAAACGCCGTTGAACTTTATCCCTGATGACGGCCTGCGGGTTACTATATTTGCCAATCAATGCGGGCATAGTGGAAACACCGTCCACCAAACCGGCATCCATGGCCTGCTTGCCGATATAAATGCGGGCCTCGGATACATCCTCAGCCTGCTTTTCTTTCATTTTACGATTACGGATAAGCGACGTCTCAGTAAATACCCGGCCCAGATAATCAACCATTTCCTGTAAATATTTCGCGCCCGCTTCATTGAGTGGCTTATGGCTGGAGTTTATACGCTTATATGGGCCGCTGGTGATCTCGATCCATTTGAGACCCATCTGCTTATCCCATTCCGATTGATCGATATGCGTGGCGACGACGCCGACTGATCCGACCATCGTCGTATCTCCGGAAATATATATCGCATCGGCAGCCGATGCGATCCAGTAGGCCCCGGAACACATGTCGCCGTCGGTATAGGCCATGATGGGCTTAATGCCGCGGGACTGATAAATCAATTCGGCCAATTCTTCCGTGCCGTCCACAGTACCGCCAGGGGAATCGACATCCAGAACAAGGGAAGTGACATGAGAATCATCCAGGGCAGCCTTGATGTTTTCGCCGATCTGCCGCATGGAGCTTCCGCCAAACAGGAAAGACATGATAGACATCCCTTTCATAAGCGGTCCCTGAACCGGGATAATGGCGATGCCGTCGATAACCTGATATTTTTCATCATCGCCACCAAGATTCATGCCGGTCTGCGCCTTGATGCTTTGCCAGGGAATCTTCTCACCGTGAAAATGGGTTTTATAAATATTCCTTATCTCATATAATTTTTCCGGCTGGATCGCCCAGGGCGATGTCAAAACGTCCAGTATTTTCATTTTTCAATGACCTCCACTTGTTGAGGTTTTACTTTTGGTTCCGGCAGCAATCCCGCCTTATCTAACATGCGCTTTTCTTTTGATCGTTGACGGACATTGCTCTCAAAATCTCCACCGGTTAAAAGAGCAGTCTCTTCATCATAGGTAGAAAGCAGCGAGTCAATTCTTTCCTTGCAGGCGGCAACGTCTTTTTGCGGATCGATATATCCCGGAGAATCGCCAATCCAGACGGTTTTCGCATACGCCTTAGCTATAAGCGGATCGGCAAAGAAGCCGGGCGCCGTAATACGGCCGGAAGCCACTGCCTCATAAAGCCAGATTTCGTAGACGGGCTGACAGAACATGGAGACAAGCCAGGATCTCCGGGATCGGAAGAAGCGCCAGGCTTCAAGTAACGCAGCCCGGGATGCTGAATATGATGCATCGAAATGGCGTACCAAAACCTCATAAGGAATGCCCAAGGCGGCGCCGATCTGTTCAGTAATAGCTTTGACAAAGGGATCAAATGCGGAATTAGGCCGTCCGGGATTGGCGGTTTCTACTGATTCATTTTTACCGAGCCCGACAACAGCTCCATTACCCAATTTTACATCATTGTCTGTAGTTTCAGCACCTACTTCCGTGCCTATGCCGTTCATCGTTGAAAAATCAAGATCTCCGGTTTCGGTTTTGATGAATACCGTGAACAGTGATGCTACTGTAGAAGCCATCAATTCATTTTCGGTGTACTGGCTTAGAACTTTCAGTGTTTCGATGACGGGAGCCAAAGAAGGAACTCCTCGCGTTTGGCCGGGGCGAAGCATTTCATATAGATGGATAACGTTGCGCAGTCCGCTATTTTTTCCGTAAGCGGGTATTTTCGTCCATTTATAACCATCTTTCGGGATGACATACGCACTATCCGGATGCTGATTCATAATGTGATACTGCAGCGGCTCCCCGGTTATTTCATCCTTTTCAATTCCGGCGATCAGGCCGGCCCTATCCGGCGCGTAATTTTCATTGCAAACGCGGTCAGCTTCGACAAGCTGGAGTTTTAATGAATAAGGGAAATTGCCTCTTTTAATGCGCGGAGTCAGACAAAAGACATCACCGTTTTCGAATGTCTGGCGGAAAGCTAATGACTGGATGCCGTAAAAGTTCAATGTCCGCGCAACGTCACATTCTGTCGATTCGGCGAATAATTGCCATTCTCTTTCTGTTCTGTCCTGCCAGGCATCGGCCTCTTCATCGGTCATACCAAGAAATTCAGCATCGATCCGCGCTTGAAGTTTCAACCCGGTCCCTACAACATTGGCAACCGCTGTGCCCTGTGCGCCCGTGGCTATCGGGGCATTGCGGATCAGGTCGCGGGAACGTTCTCGCAGTGTCGGCAGATCATAAATAATATCGGAATCGGCATCGCTGGATTGGGTGATCCATGATCGCATCGATCGGCGGGTAGTAGAGGCACCGGTCCACGCTCCCGACATGGCCTCGATCAGCCGCGCCCGCTGCCTTTTCACGCCGAGGGCGGGACTGAAAAAACTAATCAGCCGATCAACGGGCGTCCGTTTTACTTGCAGCTGCCTGCCGGCAATATTGACGGTATTTGTTTCAGTATTCAGCATGGAGTAATTCCTTTTATTGCTATGCCGCCACGGCTTAATTTCTTTACCTTGGCTTCCCAATAATCAATATTTTCACGGATTTCTTTTGCATTAGTGCGGGATAGAGAACGTCCGTTGATAGTGTAGGACTGGCTGGAGGCGACGGCAGTGTCCGCCGCCATCCATTCGGTGAGTTTTGCTTCAGCTTGTGCAAGTGTGATTCCGGCCATCTTTTACCCCTGCATATAGTGGTTCCAACTTTTGGATGCACCATATCATTGGTTTTTTTCGAAAAATGGCCTTCGTTGGATTTTTAGGTCATTTTTGGGTCATTTTTAGGTCATTTTTATAGGATATTTATGTAAGATTTTTCTTGACAGGGATTAATAATTTGATCCGAATTATTAATTGAAAAAGAAAAATAGACGACAATAAACACTATCTATTTAACTTGATTATAAAAAATATTCTGTTACCATATCTTTCAAAATCTTAGAAAGGAGGATAGGGAATGGCTAATACGTACAGGAAAAGAAAAGGAAACGATACGTGGCATTTTTGCTCGAATTGCAGTAACTGGCCCAAGAGTGATTATGTCGAACAGACATCAAAACCAACTACCGGCGAATTATGTAATGAATGTAAATCGAAAAAAGCTAACGGCACTTGCAGTTAATTGTTGACATTTGCAGCTGACTTTACGTTAAACTCAAAAACCGCTCTATCTCCTGCGAAACACGGAACTTCTAAATATTCTGCATAATCAATATTCCTCTTGGAAGCAAAATCGTCAAAACAGGCTAAACAAACGACTCTTGATCTGTATATGGGAGGAACGACAGCCTCCCATATTTTATCTGGAACAAAAAAATTAAATTTATCTCTTCTATGACAAACCTTGCAAGTTTGATGTTGTTCGTTATTTTTTAACGCAATCATCGTTTATATATTTCCATCCGCCACATTGCTGGAATTGACTCTTGTTTTTACTTTAAAAAATTCGTTAATGTTGTCCCGATGGGCGTAACATTTCCCATCCACGAGTAAAACTGGCAAACCAAGCTTTATCCATTTCTTTAAAATATATTCCGTCCAGCCATATTCTTCCATGATCTCCTCTTTGTTTTGAAAGATATTCTTTATCTGCTGCCGCTCCAACACGCGGATTTTTTCCTGTAAAATAGAAATTGTCTGCAGATATGTTTTTTCGATATCTTTAGCTATAGTATTATCCGCCATATTAGTTCACTCCACTGCTGAACATACGTCGTTTATTGGACGGCGCAGCGCCGCCGGAACGGGCTGTTGGTTGTGATCCGGCCAGCAGCCGCAACCCCCCGCCCGGAAATTCCATTTCTACGCAGGCGGCGGCCAATATTTCGGCATCGAGAAGATGGTTCGGGCGCTGATGGATATTAACCCACTCTTCGGTTTTCTTTTCGGTGAGCTGCTTTTCTTCGGCGAGGATCTGCGCGGCATAATCGGCGCCGGTACCGCTATGCAAAAAAGCGGCGCCGGGCAAGAGCTTTGTGTCGTCCTTCGTGGCCAGGTCAAGGCGATAATGGAACTGATCCTTGGCTTTAGCGGTATCGATGGACAATATCCGCAGGGCTGCGGGTAGTTTTTTTCCGGACGGAGTGGACATGATGGCATTGCCGATGCTCAACATGCCGGGCAGCGGGTGGCTCGCGCCTTTGGTTCCCCAGACGGAGACGCCGCCGCGGCCACGGTTCTTGATTAACGAATAATAGATTTTTTCGGTCATGGTCATGTTTTTATCATTTCCGACGCCTCCGCCGGTATCCTGACAGGCACGGAAGATGCGCAGGGGGCGTCCGTTCCCGTTACGCGGATAGACGTTCTCATAGATAATTTTATCTTTTTCTTCTTCGGTCTCGACAAATCCATAATGGATGAGCCAGCTGGTCATATCAGCGGCCCAGGCGCGGACAACGAACCAGTATCCGTGCAATTGGGAGTCGATGCCGCAGGTCAAAGCAACGGCGGCTTCCGGAACGGTCTGCGGCGGAAGATCCCTGCAGCGGGCGGCGAGGATTCCAGCTTCATCTTTCGTGACTTCGAAATGTTTCCACGGTTCGGCGCGATGGTTATTGTAAAAATCCTTTTTCTTGTTGAGATCAGTTTTCCCCTGCAGATAGGCAACGGCGATTTCGGACAGAGATATAAAGGGCGAATTCCAACTCGGCAAATGAAATCCGATTTTCAGCGGTTTATATACCCGCAAGTATTCAAACAACTCTACCCCATTATTGCGATCGCGCCAAACGCCCAGGCGGACGGCCCGGTCGCGATCGTAATCGGTCCAGTGGGTGGAACATTGCGGACAGGTGTACCAGGCCAGTTTTCCCGCTTCGATGATCCCTGTATCTTCGGAGTGGCAAACGCCCGCGGCATCGGGTTCGGTTTTGTGCGCCCACTCGATGTTTTTAAATTCCATCTTATGATGGTGCCCGCAAAAGGGGCAGCTAACGTGATAATCGAAAATGACTTGCGCCTCAGTGGTCAAAGCCTTCCAAATATTGCCGGACTCAACGGTCGGCGTACTGATTTTCCAGATTTTACGGTTATGGCGATAGGTGATGGTCCGCTTTTCGCCCAGCGAAATCGGATCGGTTTCGCGCTTTCCGGCGGTATCATATCCGGGTTTATCTACTTCATCAAAGACGACATAGCGAATCGGCTTATTGGCAAGCCGGGCGGCAGAACTAGCCCAGGCTATATAAAGCGGCATATGCTGTAATTTTATCCGCATTAAGGATGAATCATCTTCAAAGCCGGTTAGATAGGTACGGAGACGCGGGCTCGATTTGATCATGGGCTGAATGCGATCCTGATTGTTTTCCCGCCCGGTGTCCTGATCCGGATAGACCATCAGGACGGGACCTGGGTCACGGTCAATGGCATAGGCGATGCAGTTCAGCGTTCCTTCGGTGACACCGGTCTGCGGGGCTTTGCAGACGATGATGGTTTGCACGGAAGGGAAAAAAGAGGCGTCCATAATTCCAGCCAGATAGGGCGTGACTTCGTTGCGCCAGCGGCCGGGCAGCACGGACATGGTGACATACCGGTGCATTTCCGCCCACCTGGACACAGGAATCTTTTTGTGCCTGCGGAAGATGCGCCGCTCGGGATCCGACAACCGGACTTTATGCCTGATTTCGCTGGGGTTATTCAGCAGTGACGGCGGAAGCCACGGCGCACTGCGCGGTATGTGGATGGTGGTTAGCATAGATCACCTAAACGCCATTGGTTTTGCATCAGCCCGGATATAAAGCGGATGCTTAGGACTACCGTCTTTAGTGACTTCAAGGCAAAACAGTTTATCCGGGAACATTTTTGAAATAGTATGGGCTCTATTTAAATAACCTCGATTACAGTATGCACCCCAGGCCGCAATGATAATTCCTGCGTCTTTGGCCATTTCAGATATCCAATAGTCATTTTCATCACCGATTGGTTCAGTTGTTTTGAACATATCAGCCGGCAACGTCGCCCGAAACGCAAAAAGATTAACCATGCATAAAGCGCCATATCCCCACGTTTTGGCAAAATTGATACAGCGCCTTATTGTCGGATCGTCTTTGGTTTCATCAGCAGTAGACGGATTCAATCCAATAAACATTGCATAGGATGAATTCAACATATCCCATTCCCGCCATAGGCAATAACGATACTTCCGGCATGGAGAAAAAATTGTTTTACGATTTAATATCTCCATAATAATCACCACTTATAAAGCAAGCCTTCAAAAGGTAGTCCGTGCTCTTTGTTAAAGAAACCAAAAAAATCATATGCGTTGTCAAATCCATCGGCGTAAACAAATTTCAGCTCTTCCTCACATGACGTAATCCATTTTCCGTCAATAACTATTCCGGACTCATAGATCGTAATTTGTTCAACCGATTTACAGATTGACTCTCCAAGCTTTCGACATCCCTTTGTCCGCATTCCGGTATATAGATATAATATATCGCCGACGTGAGGATTGCGGCCATCGGCACGTTTTGCCCGGATAATCTGGCGCTTAATTTTTTTTTCAACTAAATCAGCAAATTGCTTTTTAAAATTGAATGCAGGCATAAAACATCCTTTTAAAACGTCACTGAAATATTCAGCGTGGCCGCGGCAAACCAGTATATGGCATGCCGGGCGTCGCCCTTCACTGCGTAAGCAATCCCCGCGCCGATCGATAGCGCGATTATAATCGTCGGAAAAATCTTAGTTGCGAACATTATTCTAACCCTTCCGCCGGTTCAATCCCCGTTCCTGAACAATGTGGGCAAGTAATAGGCTTGATAAATCCCATATGAACCGCGACAGCACTCTGAGCGGGTAATTCGGCCCAATATTTCCATGAATTACCTTCGCCATCATCAACGCGTTTCCATCCGAGACACTGGCAGCATGCATTATCCCCTGTGTAAATTGTAACGATTTCCATTGCTATATCTCCTTTCCTGGATTCCGGCTCGGAGGCCGGAATGACAAATTAGCCCCTCAGCGGCATTACAACAGCCAGATAGTTTATATCTTCTGACCCGCGGATTAGACAGCCGCCAAACCCAGATGGAATATTTAACACAACTTTCTCATCACTTACGGCATCGATAGCATCGATGAGATAGCGGACATTAAACTTGATAATCCTTTTTTCGTCGGCGGCCGGAGTTTCAATTTCGATTTCGTCTTTAATTTCTCCAATGTCCGGATCCTGGGCCTGCAGGTGTATTGCACCGCTGTGAATATCGAGGGCACAGCTGTCACCATAAACAGCCATGCGGCGTAAAGAATGAAGCAACGCATCCCGTACAACAATGATCCTCAGGATCCCTTCAGCCGTTTCATCCGGAATTACTCTCTGGATATCAGGATAAGCGCTGTCAATCAGATTTACCCGGAGGGTTGCTCGGCCAGCTTCGACAATACAGGCTCCTTGTGCGAAACCGATCCGCACATCATCTTCTATGCCTTCGGATATTTTCCTGATCTCGGCCGCGCCTTTTCGGGGAATGATGACACCTTTTTCGGGAATCGGTATATCAGATTCGCTTCTATCGGCTCTCGCAATAGCCAAACGGTGGCCGTCAGTAGCAGCCATTCTAATGGATATCTTGTCGTCATCACCTGTTTTTTGAAAGAAAATGCCGGCCATATGTCTACGCGATTCATCTTTGCTGACTGCGTAAAATGCTTTATGCAGCATGTCGCACAAAAGGGCAGGGGAGATCGACAAAGATTCCAGGCCATCCGGATTTATTATTTCCGGGAAATCAGAGGCTTCAAGTCCGTTAATTTTGCAGATAGCTTTATTACTCGTTAATACCGCGGCATTCTTACCTTTAGTTACCAGATGAATGCTTTCTCCTTGAAGCTCACGAACTATTTCATTGAGTTTCTTTGCAGGAATCGTCAACTCCCCGGGCTTGATAACACTCGCATCATAATTTGTCCGAATTCCGATTTCGCGGTTGCTGGCCAGTATTTCGATGCCGGCATTGCCGTCCATGGTTTTGATCAGCAGATTTTGCAGAATCGGCGTAGCGGTTTGCTTTTCCACAATTCCCAGGGTTTTCTGGATACCTTCCAGAAAGGTCTCTCGATCAATAGTAAATTCCATAAATTTTTCCTTTCTTATTTATGTTTATTTGTCTTCTATATTGAGATCGCCTCGCATAACACGCCACAGTCATCAAAAATAAAATCCTGCTTACGGCCAGCATCCGGGCGAAGTTCATCGAGATAAAGTCCTCCCTTGAGGCAGGTATGGCCAACTTCACGTTCTAATTTTGCTCTGGATTGGAACACGTCAGGGAAATCAATTCTTATTTTATTCCAATAACCCATTCCCCCACGGAGACAGCCTACACAATTATTATTGGCGTATCCCATATCGTACATAACTGGCCGTTTTATTCCGCTAGCCGATAAAATTTCATGTGCCTGTCGTTTGGATAGTTTTTTGTCTATTAATGGGAAAATATGAGTTTTGTCGCTATACTTTTCTCTTATCCGTGATGCCCTTTTTTTCTCTTTAATGTCAAACCCCCAAACGTAAACTAGTTCAACATCATATGACTGTTCATATTCCCATTGTTTGCGGACATTCTGTTTTAAAAGACCAGTGCAGGCGGCTCCACCGGCAGTATTCAGCCATTGCCCGGTTTGTGATTTACATGCCGTCTCAACGTTTTTATACGGTGACTGCAAAATTTCAATTTCTTTTCCGAACCACTTTTCACAGTCTTTCACAAAGCGCATGGTGTCTGGGTGCTGGTCGTCAATGTGCGTGTAGATGATTTTATCAATGTCGGTAATCATCAATTTTGTAGCCATGGCGCTTGAGACGCCCGCCGAAAACCAAGAAACGATCATTGGAAACCTCTCACATTAGTCTCTCACGCTCGCGGATTTGTTTTTCCCAATAGCTTCTTTTTGGGTCAGGACAACGTGTTCCCCTTTTTTCAGCGGAAGAGCATTATGTTCCGGATGGATCACCTTCGCTCCATTCTCTTTTATTTCAACAACGCCGGCCGATGGCTGATCGTCCTCTCCCGCCAATGTCGTTGTAGCTTCCGGAAACATAGTGACCTGAACTTCTTTGCCGGTTATTTTGTGTTCGTGCCCTTCTTTCTCGCCGACGCGGACAACTCCGGAAGGAACTTTCAGCGACTTTCCATAATGAGTTTTTAACGTCCCGGGTACGATCTTAAAAAACAGCATTTCGCCCTGGCGGTTGGCTTCTGTGTAGTCAAACGACATCCTTCCGTTGGAAAACTTTTTTACTTTCTCCGCCATATAATTATGCCTCCCTTGCAAATTCTATCGGTTCTCTGAATCCATCGCCCACACCGAACGTCCACTGGCGGGCCTCTTCACACTTACGGGTGTCTTGCGGAACACGCAGATAATATATCGATCCGGTGGACGGGCATTTCACTTTGAGGATATTGACGTCGTATCCCGGGATTCGATATAACCGCATTTCCTTATCTTTATGAATTACCGTTCCGGCCGCGGCGATCTTTTCGGCGCCGATCTTTGCACAAAGCGCCATGCGCAGCTGGGCATTTTCTATTTTCAAAATTTTCACCGGATCGAGTTTTTCGGGCGGCGTTTCAAAAAGTTTTTTGGGAATGGCGACGCCGTGTTCATAATAAAAAGCTTTGCCGTCAACGATCCATTTTCCGGTGCGCTGGTTGTTTTCCATCCGGCCGGCATATATCACGCGGCCGCGTCTTTTAACTTCGAAGGGATGATTTTCATTGAACCAATATTCCCTTCTCCTGGCCAAGACAGAATGACCACCATCATAAATATTTCCCCTACCATCCAGGATGCCCTTGATTTCATAATAAACATTGCCGGCATAGTCTTTCACAAGGCAGACTTTGCCGAATGCATTATAATTGTATGCCGTCTTTCCGTTATCATAGATGAATTTCTGCCGGACCAGACGACCGCGGTTGTACCAGCTATGGCAAACACCGTTATGGCCGAAAAGTTTTTCATTTCGTCGGGCCTTACCATGCAGGCCCTTTCCGGTTCCTTTTCTAAAATGAACTATCTCGCGGCCGTTTTTTAAATTCTTTTCAAATTGGCCATAGACGATACGATGAACCAGTTTATCGTTCTCAATGAGCGTATTATCCCAGACTTCACCATCCCGGATGACAGCAATTCTTTTAAATTGTCCCCCTTTCCCGTCTGATCCCGAGATGGTTATTTTCCCGTCGATCAACTCATCGTAAACACTACGCCCGTTACATTTACCTGATGATATTGTGGTTATTCCCCTATTGATGCCATAGCCGTACATATTTATTCTACCTCCTCTGTTTCTAATTCATTTTCTTCCGCGGCATCGATGACGACTTCATATTCCCGGTTGCTGGCGTAGTGGTTGATATGTTCGTCGATATCGTTACCCATGATGTTAATTAATTCTCCGACGCGCTTACTATCTCCATTCATCGCCGCGATCCACTCGGCGGCTTTGGATTGGATCCAGTGTTTCAAACCGGCGACCAGGATGCCCGCCCGGGAAGCGAGTTCAATTTCGACCTGTTCACGGCGGATATAAAGTTCTTTATCTTTGTCGAAATTAAATTGTTCACGCGCTTGCTTTAACTCCTGATATTTAACTTCCCCGTCCGCTTTCTTTTTTAATAATTCATCCAGCTCTTTGTTTACTTTTTTCCCGGTTGCCTTTTTTTTCAGGTCGCGCTCTGCATATTTATTAATTGCTTCTATGGAGTACGACCCATCATCCAGGGGACGAAAGAAACATTGCTTCTTGTGGCGATTAAGCGTCGACTTTGTTATTTTCCACCCTTTGCCGATAAGATATTTAAGAATAGCGGGCTCATCCTTCAGTGTATCGACTACCTTTTCTCCGGCCGCGGTATCGGCCGGTATGCTTTCCAGGTTTTCTTTTATCATTGTGCTTCTTCCTGGCTTCCGGCCTGCGCGGGAATCCCGGTCAAAAGATTCTGCCAGCCGATTTCTTCGGCGGGGTTGTTTAAAATATATTCATTTACTTCCGGATACCGGTAAACAAGTTCGTTAATACGGCCGCCAACGTAACGGCCATTGCGCAGGACGGTGAAGCGGTCCGGTGTGTTGATGATCTTAACGCCGGGATTGTTGCGCAGGAGGTTCCAGAGTTCGGACAAAAGGGGAGGGGTGCCATCCGGTGGTGTGTCGTTTTCTGGATTCCGGCCTTCGCCGGAATGACAATCTTTATTTTCCTTCAGCCCTATGCCCTCAACCTTCGGCCGATTCCCCAACGTCAAAACCGGCGGCAGCCCCGCTTTAATCCACTCTCCAAGGTCTATCCCCATTGCGAAGGCTTCGCCGGGATCCTTGCCTTTCGGTACGGGCCAGCGGTCGCAACGATCATTGAAGTTTTCAGACCACCATTTCATGGCCCGTTCGGCGGCTTTCTTACCGCCGTCCTTGTCGCCATAGTCCAGGGCATTTAGAATTTGTACAGAGTTGGACAGCACGGCATAGGCAGCGGCGTCCGGCTTTCCCTGCAGAGTGCCGACGGATACGGATCCAGCCAGATTGGTAGCAGCAGCGCAGGCAATGGCATCCAATTCCGATTCAATGATAACAAACGCGCGGCGATCCGAAGCAACAACCATCGTGCCCATGGATGATCCGGGGATGACATAGTAACGCAACGGATCCTCTTCCGGATGTTCAAGACGCAACTTCTCCAGTACTTCGTCCGGCCGGCGGATCCGGATGCGCTGGACTACTCCGTTGCTGATGTACGGGATAACTAGTCCACTGGGGATCCAGAGCATGCGCGGTTTGCCGTTTTCTTTTTTAAGTTCCGGCAATCCCCAGGCTTTACGGGCGCGAAAGATATCTTTTCCATCTTCACCGGGGTTCCAGCCGAGACGGGCGGTTTCGGCGGATTGTTGATTAATTCCACGGGCGGCCAGCCAGGCCAATTGTTCCGGATTGTTTTTCAGGTCCTCTTGTGCCCAGCTGATGAACTTTTCGGCCTTTTCCTTCCAAAGTTGGGCGGGGCTTTGATGCTCAGTGGGTGTAAATGATGGCGGAGTTTTCCGGGCCTCAGGTTTGTGGTCTGTTGTTTCCATGTGAATATTTAAAAATTGGCAGGCCTCTTTGAAGTCCATGCCTTCAAAATCAATCAGGAACTGGATATTATCTCCAGTCTTCCCGCACGATCGACACCAATAAGCACCCTTTTTCTGATTTTGTTCCGGCCAGACATGGAATCGATCATTACCACCACAGGCGGGGCACGGCCCTTGCCACTCCCCACCATGGGTGGATGATACTTTTTTCAGGATTACTTTTTTTATCGCCAGATCAAGGGTGTTCATGCAGCTCCCTGTTCTTTTAAAATTGAAATCAAATATGGAGCACATACCCGACCATAACTATAAGGTGTGTCCTTAAGAAGGCGTTCTGCCTCAGACATAAATCTTTTCGGTTCATTTCTGAATCTACGATCCCACTCTGTAAACGCATCAGCTAATCCATTTTCTGTTACGCTAATTTTTTCATTACTCATTTTCAAACCCTCCCCGTTAATTTATCTGTCTATTTTCATTACAAAAATAACTTCTTTAAATAATTTTTTTTGATTTTTTCCTTTTTTTCTTCTTTTTTATATCTATTTATTATCATTCATTTATTTATATTTATTTTATATATTCCTCTGCCATTAGGGATAGTTTAAGGCGTTTTACTATATTTTATTGTATAGAGTGATTAGGTAAAACCGCTAAAGAAGTTCCTTAAGATGAACTCTCCACCCTCCCCATTTAAAAAATTACTATCCAAACTATCTACAGCAATCACTTTTTTAAATCGGATAGATACGAACAATTGAGAAAAAAATACTGCTTTGCGCATATTTTCAAACCCTCCCTTTATTAATAGGGATAGCGGATAGTTCAAAAGATGTTTTCGTGCTTAATAATAAAATTTCAGCCATAATTATTTTCATACGTTTAAGTCTCCAAGTCTCCCTGATTATTCTTAACGGGAGCATTTTTCAGGGAAACACCGAGATAGACATTTGATCCGTTGGATTTTGTCTTGTCGAATTTCTTTGTCAGCTGCTTTCCGAACCAGGTGCCCGTGAGTTTATCGCCCTTGCCGATATTGTCGTGGTACCACTCGACAAATGATTTGAATAAATCAGCGGCTTTTTCTTTGGCGGCCGGTTCCCGGTCGCAGCATTCTTCGATCCAGTCGCCCAGCATGTCTTCATCCTTGCGATATTTTTCCGTGGCCTCAGTAACAACGCGCGGAGGATTCAATCCGTCACGCTGCCATTCCAGACAGCCTTCAACCATCCAGGCAAGTATCCCGGAATCTTCTGCACAAAGTTCTTTTTCCAGATTCAAATTTGCGCGCCGTTCGTAGATCTCGCGCGGCTCGCGGTTAACGAAGCTTATATTGTGATCGATCTTAAGCAGGCGCTCCCAAAAAGACTTATCATCGGCCGGCGCCGATGGTTCTATATTGGTTTCGACAAAAAGGGTGTGCGTCGGATCGAACCGGGATTGATATTTGTCATGCGGATTGCGGGCGGTTATTTCATTCCGGCCGGTAAGATATTTAATTTTTGCATTGGAAAAACGCTGGCCGTCGTCAATCTCGGACGCGAAGGCCATACGAATTCCTTTTAAGATCATCAGATCCGGGCTCGGACCGGATGAAGACTTGCTAAATTTCTGGCTCAACAGCATTTCCGATGGTATCGGTGCCGCCAGAGATCCCATGATGTGTTTGATTTTTTCAATGATGAGACTGCGGCCGTTCCAGCCAGTCTTTCCATAAAATACGGGAAAAATCTTTTCTGAAACGAGGCCCGTCATGGCATAGCCGAAGAGGCGCTTAATAAATTGGACCATGGATTGATCGTCGCCTTCACGATCACAGTTATAGATCTCGCGCAACGATTTTTCCCACAGCGTCCGCGGGGCATCGATGCCTTTCCATTCAACCGGGCTTCCCAAGGATAGATAATCACCCGGGCGGCCAGGCTTAAATTTCCCCGTCTCCAGATCGATGACACCGTTGGTGCACGGGAAGAGCATTGGTTTTTTGTCGAACTCATCGCCGGTAATGGCCAGCGGGTTATCTATGGTGTGAGCAAATTTTAGACAGGCGGTCCGGCGGTTATCTCCGCGAAGCTGGCGGACACGCTCCAGTATTGCTTTTTGCTTATCTTCGAGTTTTTTTATTTCGCTGTCGCTCTCTCCGGCCTTCGTCATTTCAACGATCTTGGTAGATAATTTTTTATACTCTTCCAGATAAATTTCAGCGACTTTTTCCACGGCCGCCAGCGATTCGTTCATTTTATCGAGCTGCCAGATGTGCCCGGTCCATTTGAACCACTCCTGGATATTTTTGACATACAAGAACTGATCGCGGAAAAGCGTTGCATATAGAAGACCATCGCCGGCAGAGTTAGAATACAAGCACTGATTGATTAACTTGCTGTCGATTTTCTGTGCGTCTTCTGCAGCTGGAGTCTGCGCGGATTCCGCCACGACGCGGTCCTTTACCTGCTGCTTGATGTCATCGGTTGAGTTGGTCATTCTTTATCCTTCGCATGAGTTTGTATATCCACCGCAGAGAGATTTTTTCTTCTTTGTCTTCACCGTCCGGATTAACGGCGATATATATTTTACGCGGATGAACTTCCGCGTTGATCATCCGCAAAACAAGCGCCTTTATTTCCGGATCGATCAGATGATCAGATCCCGGAACAAACTGCCGGCGGCAATCTTCCTGTAAGCATCGGTACCGTTGCGCCCCGGCCCCGTTTTTCCCGTATTTCTGCACCCGTGCTGATCCGCAGTCCGGGCATGTCACTTGATCAGTTGTTGAGGGAGTGTTATCATTCATTGTTCACAAATTCCCAAATTCCCAACCAAATTGAAATTTTTATGCACCAGAAGTATGTGGTTTGAATTACC